GGGTTACTCATTTAAGAATGCTGCTAAAGTAGCTAATGTATATAATACTGTTAGGAACTCTTTATGTCTTATTGGTGCTTTTGAAAAGAAGTACTTATATCCTGAAGGAACTATGGGTATGGTTACAGACTATCTTAACTTTCTTAATGAGCATACTGGGTGGAGAAAGAATAGAGATTATATTGATAAACAAGAACATAGAAAGGCATCATATAAAGAAGTGTTAAATGGTGTAGCTATTGAGAAAGGTTATCAATCACAAGTTATAGCAGTAACTTTTAAAGATAATCCAGATGCTGCCAGGGGTAAAGATGCTAAGTATGTGTTGTTAGAAGAAGCAGGTAAGTTTCCTAACCTCAAGGATTCTTATATGGCTACTGAACCTACACTTAAAGCAGGTAAGTTTATAACAGGACAGATACTTATATTTGGTACAGGTGGTGATATGGAAAGTGGTACAGTAGATTTTGCTGAAATGTTTTATGACCCAGCAACTTATAACTTAATGCCATTTACTAATGTATGGGATGATAATGCAGAGAATACAAAGTGTGGATTCTTTCATCCTGTATTTTGGAACATGGATGGTTTTTATGATAAGCAAGGTAATTCATTAAAGCAAGAAGCTATTAATTATGAGATAGAAGAAAGAGAAAAGATATTAAAGAACTCATCTAATGGTACAGGAGTTATTCAAAGAAGAGTACAAGAATATCCTCTTAAACCTAGTGAAGCTTTTCTTACTGTATCTACTAATGACTTTCCAATTACTGAACTTAGAAATAGATTAAACATTGTAGAGAGAGAACAGATATATCATAAGAAAGGACAACCAGTATCTCTTATAAGAAATGAAGAAGGTAAAGTAAAAGCAATACCTGATTTAAAAAATGAGTTAGAACCTGTATGGCATTATAAACCAAAGATTCTTGATTTAAGTGGAGCACCTGTAGTTTATGAATATCCAGTAGCTAATCCACCTAAAGGTCTTTATAAGATAGGATATGACCCTTATCAACAAGACCAAACTTCAGGTGTATCATTAGGTGCTGTATATGTTTATAAGAGTAATAATGAGTTTTCATTTTCAAGACATAAGATAGTTGCATCTTATGTAGGTAGGATGAAAACAGTAGATGATACTCATAGAGTAGTAGAGTTATTAGCTGAACTTTATAATGCAGAGATAATGCATGAGAATATGATTAGAGATGTTAAAGGATATTTTGAAAAGAAGAGAAAGTTACATCTATTAGCTGCACAACCGGATGCTGTTATATCTAAGACTATAAAGAATTCTAAAGTAGCAAGGGTATTTGGTATTCACATGAATCCTGAATTAAAAGATGCAGGAGCTAAGTATATAAAGCAATGGTTATTACAAGAAAGAGATGTAGATGAGAATGGGAATATTATATTAAACTTAGATACTATTGAAGACCCAGGTCTTTTAGAAGAACTTATACTTTATAATAAGAAAGGAAATTTTGACCGAGTAATGGCATTTATGATGATAATGTTTCAATTAGAAGAAGAAGGTGAAAAAAAATATGAACAGAATGAGGAGAACAAATCAGCAAAGTATTTATTAAATAGTTACAAATCATGGTTTAAAAATTCTAACTCACATCAACTAATATGATAACTACAGAAACAGCAGCAAGTGTTGGTATGCCTAAACATAGGATAACAAGAGCACAAAAAAATGCTGATAATAAACATTGGTATAAAGCAAATTTAGACTTCTTAGATAAGAGGTCATTTTCACAAGTAGGTTTTAATGGATATGGTTTTGATACATTTGATACTAATGGTGTATCTGATTATAAAAGAATGAAAGTTAATTATGACTTGTTTAATAACATTATTAACATTAGAGATTTTGAATATGTAATTAGACCATTTGGTGCACAGAGTGGAGAGTTACCTGCTAACTTTGTTAATAGAGATATTATATCTCCTAAGATAAAAGTACTCTTAGGTATGGAAATGAAAAGACCTTTTTCTTGGAAAGTAATGGCAGTTAATGAAGAAGCTACTACAAGAAGAGAACAAGAAGAATTTAAAATGATACAGGAGTATGTTATATCTGAGATAATGAAACCAATCAGAATGGGATTGGAACAAAAGAAAATGGCAGAGTTACAAGGACAACAACCTACTCCTGAACAAATACAACAAATACAACAACAGATAGAACAAGAGTTAAAAACAATGACTCCTGAAGAAATACATAGGTATATGCAAAGGGAGCACCAAGACCCAGCAGAAGCATTAGCACATCAACTATTAGAATACTTAGTACAAAAAGAAAATGTAGCTACTAAATTTAATCAAGGATTTAAACACTTATGTATATCTGCTAAAGAAATATTTTGGGTAGGTATTCTTAATGGTGAACCTGCAATGTCTGTAATAAATCCTTTATATTTTGATTATGATAAATCACCTGACCAGGAATTTATTGAAGAAGGAGAATGGGCAGTATGTGTATATAGACTTTCTCCTGCTCAAGTTGTAGCTTACTTTGGAGATGAACTTACTAATGCAGAAATTGATAAAGTATATTCTCTTTATACTCAAAGTGCTAATCATGTTACTGACTCATCATTTACTTTTAATGTAAATAAAGAAGATGAGGGTTGGACTGTAAGAGTAGTACATGCTACTTGGAAAGCACTTAGAAAGATAGGGTTTCTTACATTTACAGACCCTAATGGAGAAGTACAAGAAAGAATAGTTGATGAAGGATATGTACTAAATAGAGAGCATGGTGATATATCTTGTAAATGGGAATGGATTCCTGAAGTATATGAAGGATATAAAATAGGTAAAGATATTTATGTAAATCTAAGACCTGTACCTGGACAATTTAAAGATTTAAATAATCTTTATTATTGTAAACTTCCATACATAGGTGCTATTATGGATGCTACTAATTCATTACCTACTTCTTTTGTAGATAGGATAAAAGCATATCAGTATTACTATGACATCATTATGTATAGGATTGAATTGTTAATGGCATCAGATAAAGGTAAAATACTTATGATGAACATTGGTATGATTCCTGAAAGTGCAGGTATAGATACTGAAAAGTGGTTATATTTTTTAGAGAGTTCTAAAATAGGATTTATGAATCCTAATGAAGAAGGCAATAAAGGTGACTACTCTATACCTAATGCTGTTAAAGAAATAGATATGTCATTAGCTTCTGATATTCAAAAGTATATTCAACTTGCTGAATATATTGAAAGAAGAGCTGGAGTGTCTATTGGTATTCCACCAGAAGCTGAAGGACAAATTGGACCAAACTCTGCTGTTACAAATACTAAACAAACTATGGTACAAAGTTCTCATATATTAGAACCTGTATTTGAACTTCATAATTATGTTAAAAAGAATGTACTTCAAAGATTAATTGAAGTTGCTAAAATAGCATATAGTGAAAAAGAAAATCAAAAGTTATATTACATACTAGATGATTTTTCAAGAAAATTAATTAATATTGATTCAGATATACTTGATAACTCTACTTATGGTATCTTTGTTTCAAATTCATCTAAAGCACATGAAGCTAAAGAACTTGTTGCACAACTTGCCCATGCAGCAATGCAAGCTCAAAAAATTGATTTGTCTGATGTTATTAAAGTAATTAGAGCAGAAGGAATACAAGAAGCTGAAGAAATGCTTGAATCATCAGAATCTAAGAAAAGAGAAGAATTGCAACAACAACAAATGCAGCAATTAGAAAAACAACAAGAAATGCAACAACAAGCTTTACAAGCAGAAAAAGAAAAGATGGCTTTTGAAAGAGAAACTGAAATAATGCTTGAAAAGATGAAAACAGAAAGAGAAATACAGAAACAAACTATTATGTCTATGGGATTCTCAATGGATAAAGATTTAGATAAAGATGGAGAACCTGATGTAATGGAAGTAGCAAGAAAAGGAATGGAAGCTCAAGTTAAAATGAGAAAACAAGATTTGAATGAACAAGAGTTTGAGCATCAAAAAAAAATAGATAAAGAAAAATTAGAAATAGAAAAGAAAAAGATTAACAAAAAAAGCAATTAAGAAGTTTTTAAAAACTTCAGATTAAAACTTAACAAAACTTAATTTTAAATCTTAAATTTGTATCGTTATGAGTAATGAAGTAAAAGAAAAGGAAAATGAAGCAGGTCTAATGGATTTTAGTTGGGATAATTCAGAAGACTTTTTTGGAATGTCAAATGAACCTAAAGAAGAACCAATAGTTAAATCTTCTCTTAAAGAAGTTGGTGGAGAAGATGATTCTTCTGTAACTAACTTAGATTCTAAAAAAGAATCAGAACCTGAAAAAGAAGTAGATAACTTTTTTGATGAAGATGATGAAAATGAAAGTTCAGAAAAACAATCATTATCATATTCAAGCTTGTATAAAAATCTTAAACAAAAAGGAGTTATCTCAATTGAAGTTGAAGATGAAAGTGATATTGATGAAGAAACGTTTATTCAAATTCAAGAAGAAGAAATAGAAGCAAGAATGGATGAAACCATTAAAGCTTTTATGGATGAACTTGATAATGATGCAAAAGCATTTTTAAGATTTAAAAGAGAAGGTGGAGATACTGCTCAATTTTTTAAACTATATAATGAATATACATCTATTCCTACTCCAATTAGAGGAGATGAAAAAAGTGAAGAAAAGTTTTTAAAACATTATTATAAAAATTATGAAGATTTAGATGACGATGATATTGAAGATAAAATTGAATGGTTAAAAGAAACTGGTAAAATATCTAAATATGCTCACAAACATTATGAAGGTATTGAAGAACAATTAGAAGAAAGAAAAGAAGAAGCTGTAAGAAGACAACAAGAGATGCAAAAACATCAAGAAGAACAAAGAAAGCAATATGTAAGGGATTTGAAAAGTTTAATAGATGAAAATGCTCAAATAAAAGATTGGTCATTAACACCAAAAGATAAAAAGGATTTACATAGTTATATGACTAGAGCAGCAGTTAAGATAGGTGAAAATCAATTTCTTACACAGTTTCAAAATGACTTACAACAAGCTTTTAAAGATAAAGAAAAAACTGTTTTACTAGCTAAGTTACTATCTAATGATTTTGACTTAAGTGACTTAAAAGAAAAAGCAAAAACAGAATTAGTTAGAGAAACAAAATCAAAACTTTCTAATTCAAAAATTACTCCTGTTAGCAATAAAGGTTCTCGCAATAAAGGGTTGATAGATTACTTTTAATTATTAAACAAAATTATTTTTAAAAAATGGCACAATTAAATAATAAGTTAGTTACTAAACAAATGCCATGGCATGCTAATATGACTGACCTCAATCACTTGGGTGCAGCTCTTATTGCAAAGCCACATGTATTTGAATCTGTTATGACTAAGCTATTTTCAGCTACACGTTATTCAGATAATCCTATGACTTACATCTTGTCTATGACAGGTAAAGAAGAAGAGATTACTTCTAATGAATGGGAATGGGGTCTAAGAACAGGTAATACTAGACCACTTGTTGTGGTTGAAAATGTAGAACCTGCTACTAATACTACTCCTGGTAAATTCAAACAAAACTTCAAACTTAAACTTGATGAAAATTGGTTTGTTCCTGGTGATGTTCTTCATCCTGGTACTACTAATAAGAAGTATCAAGTGAGAGTACAAGAAGAACCACAAAGACATGGTAAAGGTTGGGTTTACACAGTTCGTATTATGTCTGATAATCCTGCTGATTTTCTTCCTGTAACTTATCTTACTCCTGGTACTCAATGGGCAAAATTGTTCTCTCAATATGAGGAAGCAGGTGAACAAAGTGGTTCAACTCAGTACTCACTTCCTATTACTTTGAAAAATAGACTTTCTCGTTTTAGAAAGAAATATCAAGTAACAGGTGATGCACATAATCAAGTACTTGCTGTTAAGGTTCCAGACCCTAATGGTAAAATGCATGATACTTGGATTAAATATGCTGAGGTAGAATATTGGCAACAATGGTACAAAGAAATTGAAAGAGGTTATTGGTATTCTCGCAGTACTGATTCAGTTCTTGGTGCTAATGGTAGACCAATCTATTCAGGTCCTGGTATTCAAGAGCAACTTGAAGATTCTCACATTCATCGTTATACTCACCTAACTGCTACTCTAATTGAAGAGTACTTGATGGACATTTTCTACTCTCGTGTTAAACCTGGTGGACAACGTAAAATCAAAGCATACACAG